TTCTGGGTTGGCCTTTCGCCACTCCATAATTTTTGCATTGCGACAGCTCTTGCATTGCGCCCTAACAAATTGGTCGGTAGGTTTTTCACCCCCACATGAAGAACATGTTTTCATCATGACGCCCTTGAGATGCCCCTCGGGTCTTGCACGGTCGCTTCAACTGAATCATCGTTGATGATGCGGAATTCACGGCCATGAATCTTCAGGCGGGTGCCTGAATTGGGGCGGACAACGACGAAGTCGCCTTCCTTGCAGCGGGGCCCGTTAGGGAACCGTGTTTTGTCTTGGTACGCAGTCGGGCCCAACTTCACCACAAACAATACCGGGGTCAGTACTTCTTCGTAGTGCATAGCTTGGCTTGACTTGATGATCCCGCTTTCGCTGTCGGCATACTGCTCCATTGCCTCGGGGACAACGCACAGCAACATATAGTCGGCAGGATCGGGCAATTGCTTGGCTTTTTCTTCAGCGCTCTGGTTAAGAATGCCGGATAAGTCCACAGCAGACACGTCAAATTCACTCATCAGATTTCTCCATTTTTTGCACAAGGTCGTTGATAGTGCGCTCCGCGAGGTTTAGACCTTGGATGATCCCGCAGAGGTTTTTGTATTCGGCGTAGTCTTTGGAAGTGCCGCTTGCGACGGCCCTCTCGTATGCACCACGTTCCTCAACAATTTGTTTGGCGATGTGCGCCAGAATCTGATGTTCTCTCATTCATTCCCTTTGCTAGGCTTTTGCTGCGCAGCCTGACGCGCTTGAGCTGCCTGCATGTTTTGCTGGCGATTTTGATTGTGCATTTGGGCTTTGTGCTTGGCGATGTCCACACCCATACGCATACCTTCAGTCTGCTGCTGGCGCTGCATTTGATCTTTCTTGGCAGCGGCTTGCGCCCCCACCTGCATACCGGCGATCTGCAACTGCGCTGCGATACGTTCTTGCTCGATGCGAAGGCGGTCGGCTTTCTCGGCAGCATCGATTTGTTGCTTCTGCGCTTTGAGCTGGAGCTCTTGTTGCTTGATCTGGAGCTCTTGCTGTTGCATCTGAATGAGCGGGTCTTGCGCTTGTTGCTGAGCTTGGGCTTGTTGGGCTTGCTGCTGGTCGCGCTGCAGCAGTTGCTGTGACGCTTGTGCTGCCAATTGTGCGATCTGGTCGGCCATCTTGGGGTCCATGTGCTTGTTCTCTTCTTCCGAAGGCAACTGAATACCCATTGCTTGCTCGACCTGCAGACGGTACTCGAACGCAACGTGCTCGTTGATGTGCGCCATAGCTGCGGCCATGATCGCCTGCGCCTGCGGATTCTGCTGCATGAGCTGCTGAATCTTGGGATTCTGGATCGCAGACATGTGCACCGTGATGTGCGCTTGGTGGTTCTGGTCAATGAACGCTTTGAGCGGTTTGCCAGTCAAGAGGTTTTGGTTCTCTTGGATTGGGTCCACAGGCGTTGCATCATCTTCAATAGGCACAAGCTTGGCCGCGTTCTTGATTCCCAGCACCTCGATCATCTGGCGGTGCAGCAACGGCAAGTCGTACAACTGGGGAGCGGACTGCGCGAGCTGGAGCACAGCTTGGTACTGCACAATCTTCTGCGCCATCGTCGCCGCGTTGGGGTCGCTCACTGGGATCACGTCCACCATGTGGTAGTCGGACTTCTTGGCCTTGCGGCTTGCGTCTTCTGGCTCGTACTCGTAGTCGTCGGACTCCTCGGCAATGATCGCTTTCAAGAGTTTGAACTCTTGCTTCATCGCGTAGTGCAAGCGTGACTGCACCGCTGTCATCACCTTCAGAGTGCGCTCAAGCAGCGCGAGCGTGGTGCCCACCGGTGCGCCGGCAGACATGTCGCTGACTTTCAAATCGCTAGATGCAAACGCACGGCCTTCTTCGACGATCTGTTGGAACAACATGAACAGAACCTGTGATGGTTCTTTGTAGGGCAGCGGCAGGATGTTGTCGCGGATCGACCCACTCGGCACATCTACGTCGCGGAACTCGCCCGGGGCAATTGGCGTGTCATCGCCTTTAACTCGCAGTCCGCGAGACTTGAGACCCCCCGGAAGGTTAGAGAGCGTACCAGCATCGACGAGCTGACGAATGAGCATCGTGGCGCTTTTCGCATAACCTCCAATAAGGTGAATGAGGCCGTATCCGTAAAAACCGAACCCCGGAATGTATTGGTAATGCACAAAGTGCTGGCGTTTGATGTGGAGCTTGTCATCTTCTAACCAATTGCGGCGGATGGACAGGATCGTACTTGTGCCCTTCTCAACGGTCACGACGTATGGCAGCGCGATGCCGGTGGGCTCACCCTTTTTGTTTTTGTGCTCGAACCCTTTCAAGTCCAAGTCAACGTGCATCTCAAGGATGCGATAGCGGTTGTCCTCGATCGCAGACATGCCATTCTCCTCGGCCTTCTGCTTCTCGATGTCGTCCAACTCATGTGTGGGGTCTCCAAGCTCCACGTCCATGTAGAACCCAGCTTCTTGGAGTTTGCGCACCTCGTTCTCGGTCTTACGCATGATGTGCGTGACCCGCTCGGCAGTCTCAAGATGCGACGCGCCGTAGGGAACAACCAAGTCTTCTGCGGGGATGAACATGGCCATCTGGCGACCCTTGGACGGATCGAAGTAGACCTTCTTGAACGCGGAGCCGGCAAGGGGCAGAGCCCACAACAACTTCTCGTGTTCTGGTCGGTACTCAGTCATCACCTCGGTGAGCTGGTAGTTCATGTCGTCGCGCACGCGGGCGGCAGCTTCTTCACGCAACAAGTCGATCGCGCCAACGATCTGCGTCTTCACGGGGCCCATCGCGGGGAATGTCTCCATCATGGCTTCACTCTGGAAGCGCACAACGGACTCGGTCAACATCGGGTGGAACACGCCACACGCGCCCTGCCAAGGCTCGGTGCGCTCCTCATACTTCAGACCCAGTAACTTCAAGCCGTCAATATAGGTCTGTATCCACTCCTTGCGGTCGTTCATGTCCTTGTCGAAGTCATCGATCAAGTCTGAGCTCAACCCGGCCAAATCTTTCTCGTCCATGTACTCGGCGAGGTTGGCATCAAAGTCTTCTTCAGTCGCAGGAGCAGGTGCGAGGTCAATCTCCAAGTCGCCTGTCTTGAGGCTTACGCTTTCTGGGTCCTCGATCTCGATCTCCATGTCGGGCTGTTGGCCCATCAAATCCGAGAGACCTTGCGGTGCTTGATACAAACCTTTATCGACTGCCATGTTTTATCCTTAAACTGTGTAGAACCGCTCTTTGCGGCGACCTTTGAACCACTGAATGTCCTCGGCCTCATCTGATGGTAAGCGGATGAACCCACCCGAGCGGAACCGCATCAAGGCCAATGTTGTTGCGTCAACCAAGTCATCATGCTCGCCTGACGGGAACGCAGCGATCTCATCCACCAACTCTTCAGCCCAACGAGTCTGTGGTACCCACACCCTGCCAGAGGCAATGATGTCGGACACCGAATTCAATCTCGCTATCTTATCCTGTCCTTTGCTCGGAGTGTAGTCCTGCACAGGTATGCCCATCGCCCGCAAGTCGTAGATCAGCGGTGCACCCGAAGCTTTCTTCTCGATGATGATCGTATCGGGCTCGTAGTCGTTGTACTCGCGCAGCACGTCGCGTTTCAAATCTGGAAACTCAACCCGCTTCTTGTATGTGTTGAGCAAGATGATGTTCTTGGAGTTGTCTTTGTGGTGCGTGAACACCCCCCACGTCGTCCCTGCGGAATAGTCGGCCCGCTGAGTTTTCTCGAACGCCGTATCCCAAGACTGCAGCACGTACTCGCACTCGGGCGGCTTGTCCTCTTCCCACCATCTCCACCAGTCGCGCTTGACGATCGCGCTCTCGTTACCCACGGGGTTCTGCTGGTACTGCGCCTGCCATTTACTGTTGGGCAGTTCTTCTTTCAACGCCGAGAGCTCCTCCAACGACCAAAACTGTGGCCATAAGGGATTACCCGAAGGCAGGATCGCAGGAAACTCGATCACCTCCCAGCCCTCGCCACCGCGCTGCGCGTCCGACTTCAGCACTTGGCCAGTCAAGTCACGCTGCGCCCAC